TTTAAATATCGTAGATAAGTTCACGGCGAGTCAGTTACTGACTCTCTGCGCTAAACTAGCGGGTTTTGTGATGAGTCTTACGTGTTTTAGAGAGTATAATATTAATCCTATGTCAGACACAAAGTTGTTTAAAGACTACTCTAAATTGCTCGCTAACAATCCGTTTCAATTCGGAATTACTGGGCTAAAAACTTTTCTTGAAACCACCAAGTGTTTGTTGATTAATTTGAAGAAATTTTGGTTAACTGGGGATCCTTGCGATATTATTTTCACGAGTAATAGAGTGTCCCAGTGGCTGGCTACCTACGATAAGCTGCAGCGCGATTACACCGTGTTGTCTAACCCGGAGCCCTTTGGTATCTCCGTTGAGTCTTTCCAAAAGGAGCTGGCTGACTGTATTGTTGATGGTCAGTATTTGCAGAAGAATCGTCAGTTATTGGAAGGGTTTGAACAACGAGTTTTTGATCATAAGATGAGTCTGTTGCTTGATCTTGATCGTAGTTTCAAATTGCGACAATTAGCTCAAAGCCAACGCACACCTCCTTTTTCTTTATTGATTCATGGTCCCTCGTCTGTAGGCAAATCATCTGTTATGCAGATGCTTTTTGCACACTTTGCTAAAGTTAGTACAGTTTTGGGCAAACCCCTCAGTGCTGATGAAAGCTTTGTGTATAATCGATGCACAGCTGATGAATACTGGAGTGGGTTTAGTACCTACCAGTGGTGTATTATGCTTGATGATGTTGCCGTTGTGGCTCCGGCCAAAGCGACCTCCGATGATACGTTAGAGGAGATCATGCGCATTGTGAATATCATGCCTTGGACACCACCTCAGGCGGAATTAGAGCGTAAAGGAGTTTATCCTGTTGAACCAAAATTGTTTTTGGCTTCTACTAATGTGAAAACGTTAAATGCGGCCTATTGGTTCTCTGTTCCAATTGCAATACAACGTCGATTTCCATATGTTATTACCGTACTTCCTAAGAAAGAGTATGCTAAATATAATGATGGGAGTCTTAATCCTATGCTTGATTCCACTAAAGTTCCCGATAATGATGGTCAATACGACAATTTGTGGGAGTTTCAAGTGGAAAAAGTGATACCTGGAAAAAGTTCTAACACGCCTTGTGCGGACTATCAGCTTATAGGCGAAGGATGGGACACTTCTCAATTGCTTTCGTGGTATGGACGAGCTATTGCAGACTATTATACCGAATGTGCAAAAGTGTCCTCTGCTAATGCCAGTTACGCTAATGCTCACATGTGTGCCGAATGTTTTGGCACGTGTTCAGGAGAATGTAGATCTCCCAATTTGCGACCGCAATGCGGGGGAGCTGCAGAGAGTCTTTATATAATGTGGACCTTTGTAGCAGCGATTATCAGCTGCTTCACGTCTCATTGGGTTCTTTCTCTGATATCACACAACATGTTTGGGAAATATGATGCGTATTTTGACGGGTTTATCGGAATGTTGAGATGTTTATATACTTGGGAGATCATTGGTATGCGGTGGTTTATTACTGCCGGCACATATTTCTCTTTTGGTCCGTGTTTAGCGATTTGGTCCATAGCTGGTTTTTTAGCTGGGGCTATTAATTTCACTTTTCGCGAGTTTTTGATTTATGTCTCTTACACATTCGATATTTTTCCTATCATTTTGTCCATGCAATTTATAAAATCGTATTGGACGACTTCTGATGGATCAATTGACACTGTCAAGATGGAGTGGCGGGATCGTATATTTTACGCTCTCCACCAGTCCGTTCGTGTTACTAACGCACGTTGGCTGAGATTTTACCATGAGGGGTTTTCCGATTTACAGAAACTTATTCATTGGGCTATTCTTATGAGAGCGTGTTCACGGTTGAAAAAGAAATTTTATGATGCTAGTTTGGCAGCTAAACTTACAGCCTTTGTAACAGTGTCGCTCGCTTTTTATACTGTTTACGCACTATCCCGAAAGGGGTTTGAGTGGTTGACAGGATATCGCGTTCGTAACACTACATACGCACCAGATGGTAGTGGTTTTTCGTCAGTGAAGCCTAAACCTCATATGGAACGTGAGAATGTTTGGAAGTGGCAGGAACCTCCTACCCTTTCGGCTTACGATATGTCACGCCAGTTACTCTCTCGTAAAGGTATCTCTGTTCAAGAGCAAATAGAGCTATTTAAGCGAAATTGCTTTTATTTTGAGACCATAGAGAGTGAGCAACGTCCTTCCAAATATGGGAGAGCTTTCGCTTTAGGCGGACAGTTGTATATCACAAACGCTCATTTCTTGTGGGACAAACCAGCTGGGATGTATATCACGAAATGTGCCGAAAAGGACGCTGTTGGTTTTAGAAGGAAATTCGCATTGATTTATAACCAAAATGTTTTTATCGATGAAGCATTGGACTTGTGTGTCTTTAGAGTCTCGGATCTTCCGAACAATCCTCACGTCTTGGAGTATTTTCTCCAGGATGATACTCAAATACCAGAGACTAATGGATATCGATTGCGCCGTGAGAAGAACGGAGAAGTTACAGTAGAAAGTTACACCAATATTGTGGCGGACACCACGACACTACAGCTACCAGATAACTCTGCTTTGCGCCTTAAGACATATCGTGCAGTAGCAGGACAAGCCACTCTTGATGGGGATTGCGGTTCCCCACTTCTCGGGGAGTTTGAAGGCAGACTTATCATTCTTGGTATACATGTATCTGGGGGATATGTCATGTTTAAGGAAAGAGCTTTTGCAACGCGTCTCAACGTGAAAATGTTAAGAACCTTGATTTCCAATTTTCCCGCTCAAGCATGGGTAGCACCTAATGCACCTTTGTTGGAGAGTGAGAAGACAGGTAAATTAAAAGTTCAGAGTTCCATCCACCCAAAGAGCCCATTTCGGTTTCTTCAGGACAAGGGTAGCATGGAGTATTTTGGTTCGTTTGAATTTCGTGATGGCATGGGCTCCAAAGTGGGAAATACTCTCCTTAAAGACGCTATTATATCCGCCACTTCCGATGACGGGGAATTAGCAATTTTGGATTTAATGAGGCCACCTATGATGCGAGGTTTCGTGCCTAAACATGCGATGTTGGAACATGCAAAGCAAACTTATGAGTTAGTGGACTATGGAGTCTTACAAGCATGTGAAGATTCGTTTTTGGAGGATGTTCTTATTCATTTACCATCTTCCGAGCTGGCACTCATTGCTCCACTTGATCTAGAAACAGCTATAAATGGCGCCGATGGAATTACTTACCTCGATGCCATGAAGCGGTCCACGTCCGCTGGTTTTCCGTGGTGTGAATCTAAACTGAAACATCTAGTTTTTGAGGTGGACTCCAACGGCACCAAATCAGACAAAGTGGATATAACACCAGAGATGCGTGAGCGCTACCAACTTATTTTAGATAGGTATGCGCAAGGAATGCAATATCATCCAGTGTTTCGCGCTTCATTGAAGGACGAACCAGTCACGATATCTAAAGCCG